GATCGAGCGCGAGATAACCAAACATCCGCCCCGCGGTGAACACCCCCGCCGCGGTGTAGCCAAGCCGCAGGTAGCGCGGCAGGCCCATCGTCGCGCCGGGACGGTCGGGCAACGGCCCGGCAATCCGCGGCAGATCGGTCGCGAACAGATACGTGCCGACCAGGAGGTTGGCCGTCACGATCGTCGGCCCGGTCGCCAGGGTGACCCAGGTCGAGTTATCGACCGAGCCCTGGATCGAAACGATCATGCTGGTGCCGCCGGCACCCGCGACGCTGACCGAGCACACCAGCTTCAACGCTGGATCGTCGCCGACGCCCATGTCGCGGGCATTGAGCAGATCGATCGTGTTGTTGCTGGCGGTGATCGCCGCGAGCATGGGGTCATCGCCCATGCCGGCCGTGCCTTGGCCAGTACCGCTACCAACGGTGGTTACACCCGCAATTCCACTGAATTGCAATGCGCCGTCGAGGATCATTGGATGACTCCTTGAGAGAGGTTGTCGAAGCGAGCGAACTCGCCATGAAGAAGTGAGGCTTTGGCATCGCGGGCGGCTTTGGCTTCTTCGATGGTGTCGAAGTAGCCGCAGAAGAACTGCTTGCCGTGGAAGCTCACGTAAGCTCGCCACTTCTGCTTATCCGGCCTCCAGTTGACGCCTCGTAAGCCGGACGTGTTGTCACTACGAACATGCGCGTTTGCGTTGTTCTGCGACTGATCGGCGAGCCTAAGATTTTCCCAACGGTCGTTGGTGGGATCTTGGTCCTTGTGGTCGATCCCGGCTGTTGGCCACTCGCCAGTGACGTAGAGCCAAGCAAGGTTTGAGGCTCGGTATTTGACGCCGTCAACGCCGATCAGAAGATAGCCTCGCGACCTCACCCCCGCCGCGTCCCCAGCAGCAACTCGGTGCCCTGTGGCAACGCGCCAGCGAAACATTCCGTTTGACGGATCGTAATGGAGAACGTACCGAAGCCTTTCAGCAGTTATCTCCACCGTCATCCGCTCTTTGAAGTGCGTCATGATTGTCACTTTACACCAAACGTGCCTCGGTGTTAAGTATAGCGTCAACCGTGCGCACAGGAATACCACGGAATGTTGTGACTACATGCCCTTCGAACTCCCTCATCTGTAGCAATACATTGGTTTTATTCATCGCCTGCAGATCGAGGTACGTGCTCACCACGCGATTACAGTAAATAACCACCCGCCCCATCGAGTCCCTGACCGACGGCGCATCCGAGTCCTGCACGGCCGAGGCCCGGGCACTGGACGTCGGCAGACGCCTCAATCCCCGCACCAGGCCGTTGAGGATGTTCGCCGCATTGACCGAGTTGAGTAGCGTGACGTCGATGTTCGCCAGCCGAACGACGTACCGCCAGTCCCGCACCGTGAGGCCGAGCTCCCATTTGAAGTGGTCGCGGTAGGCCTGGTAGGTGTTGTTGTTGCTGTCGAGGACCGGCCATTCGCCCATGTCGCGGTGCTGCAGGCCGGTGATCTTGCCTTTTGGGAAAATTCCGTGACAGGTATCGCTGCCCCAGACGACGATCCACATCGAGGTGTTGGTCGATGCCGTTCCCCCCATGTCGATGACGTTGGCGGCGGTCTGCGCGGTTGCGGTATTGACGCTGTTATATCGAGGCGCGAGCCCATGAAAGCGTTCGGGATTAACCCCGACATTGCCGTAAACGACGGTCGACGCCATCTGCTGGGTCATCCCCTCGAGGAAGCCCCGCACCTCACTCAATCTGAACTCGGCGGTGTTGCCGTTGAGATCGGCGATATCCTTGTCGATTACCGCATAGGTTTCGAGGTTGCCGCAGCTATCGACGATCTGCGCGGTCGTCGACTTTGCGTTTGGAACACCGTAGTTGAGCAGACGCCAGGTTGCCGACGGCAGCCCCGTCCGCACCGTGGTCTTATGCCCGGTCGGGAGGTTGCCCTCCACCAGCAGCATGTCGTCCATGATCTCGTTGGTCTGCGACAGCAGCTCGATGATCGTGGCGGTACGGTAGTCGTCGTCCAAACGCTTGGCCCAGTCCGCGTAGGTCAGGGCATTTGATCCAATAACAGCCATGAGAAGTCTCCGTTAAGGAAGATTGGGATAGAGCGCCCTGGCTGCGGTTTGCGGGCCGGCATCGGACCGCGCGCCGACATTGGGGGACGGTCCTCCAGCCCGCACGGCGCTGCCTTCGGTGAGCGCTTTGGCCCACTGGTACAGCGTGCGCACGGCGGCGGGATTGCTGCCGATCCCCGTTATTTCCAAGGCTTCGCGAAATTTCGGATCGGTGAGCTCTGGATTGTTGATGACTCTTGCAACCGTCAGCTTGACGGCTTCCAGCCCCTGCAGAACGGTTCCGTTCTCGCCCTTCAGGGTTGCCTTTCCGATCACGCCCTTATCTTCCCTTACTTCCGTTTCCCAACTGGCTAGAGTTGAGTTCCAGGCCGTCCGATTGGCATCGGCTTGGGTCTTGGCGACGGTGTTGTAAAGGTCCACCAATTGCTGGGCCGCCGGCTGTGTCAGGCCATGGGCTTTCGCAATTTCACCAAACTTCCCGAGGAGCTCCTTGTCGGGAGCGGTGCCCTCGGGAAACGTGATCTTTTCCGGATCAAATGCTTCCGGTGCGGGCGGCGCTTCCGCTTCCGCGGGCGGCGCTGCCTCGGTGAGGAGAGATGTCGGCGGCTTCTCCGACGCCTTCAATTGCTCCTGCGCGGCGACCGCGGTACCGGGACCGGTCGGCTCCGGGACAGGTGCGGTGACGGGCGCCTCGACGGGTGCCGTGACGGGAGGCGCACTTGCGCCTGGCGCTGGGGCTTCGGTATTAACTGCTGCGCTCACCGTTCGCCTCCTTGAGCATTTCGATGTACCGTTCCGGGCAGGCCTGCATCAGATCGGCGAGGATGCGCAACCCGATGTTCCGTTCCCCTTCGGCACAAGCCATGGTCATCGCGTTGGTCGAGAACGCCGACTGGTAGACATGGCAGAGCGAGAGCAGCTCGTAGGTCCAGGCGCGGCCCTCGTTCGAGCCCATGAGCTGGCGCAGCACCTTTTTGTTGGCCTCGTCGCGCAGGCGGGCGGTCTTTTGCTTTGCCTTGACGGCAACCGGATCGCCGGCGTCGTAGGGCAGGTCGTCCGTGGTCTCTTCCACAATCCGCAGGTCGCTCATGCGTTGCCTCCGGGGGCGCCGCCGAGCATCCGCTCGAGCGCGTTCTGGCCGCCGCCGACATCGGTTTGCGACAGCACGTTGGCGCCCTGCACCGCGGCTGCGGTTTCCTGCTGGACCTGGGCGGTTTGCTTGGCCTTGGCCCGCGCCGCGCGGATCTGGTCGCGGTCGCTCTCCTTGCGCAGGATGCGCGGGTCGGCGCCGATCATGTCGGAATAGACATGGGCGGTGCTGTCGAGGTCGAAATTGTCCATGACGGTCGGGTCGACCGCCACCAGATTGCCGGCGAACTGCATGGCGCGCTCGATCGCGCCGGTCTCGGCCGCCTTCATCGCCATGGCAAAGGGCGAGGTGTATTTGATCGCGACAAACTTGCCGGCGGCTTCGGGCGGCGGCTTTGGGAGGAGACCTCCCCGCAGCATGATGCCCCAGGTGCGCTCGATCGCCCGCGCCAGCGCTTCGTTGTCGATGCGCTTGATGGTCGGCAGCATCAGCAGCTTTTCTTCTTTCCGGGCGATGATTTCCTCGGCGGTGCGCACGGTCTGCAAATCGGAAATGTCGGTGAAGAGGTTATTAAAGAACGTCCGCTTGATCCGCTCCTGGACCTCCTGGATGTCCTGCTTCATCTCGGCGATCGGCGGCATCACGGTGTAGACCGTGGTAAACCCCGGCCGATCGCGGCTGAGCCCGTTGACATAGGTGATACCGCCCGGCAGGAGGCTCGCCGGCTGGTTCTTCATCTGCACGTCGGCGGTCATTGGCGGATTGACCATTTTGTCGATGGCCTGCGCCTTGCGCTTGGTTTCCTGCTGCAGTTGCTTGACGTCGCCGAGCGCGTCCATCGCTGGCGAGCGCCCGTAAGGATCGTTGCCCGTCAGATCCCAACGCGGCACCACGGCGGGAAAATCGTGGTAGCCGCACTTGCGCAGGATGTAGTCGCGGCCGCTCCCCGCCTCCCAGTAGACCTCGCGAAACTTGAACATTTTCGGGACGCCGCAATAGGGTTCGAGGTTGGGCTCGATGGCGCACATCACGACCTGTTCGCGGGTGAGCGAGGCACCGC